TGCCTATGTCGCCGCCGATGCCGCCGCCCATGCCGCCCCTGCCGCCGCCGATGCATCCGTCTATACAGCCTATGCCGCCCATGCCCGACTTCGCCAGCGCGACACGCTTTTGGCGCTCATTGCCGCCGCATAACCCAAGCCCCACACCATGACACACCTTTATCAGATATGCCACAACGCGCGCCGGATGGATCGGCACAGTGAGGCGGAATTGTGGGCGCGGTTCAAAGCGGTCCGGCCCCAGGACGCTTGCGCTGTCACACCGGCCCGCCCTGCACCGCATCCCATGCTCAAACAAATCGACGCAGCGCTCGAATGGGCGCGCGAATACCTGTTGACACGGTAGGTAATTGGTGGCAATAAGGGTGTAGAGAAACACACCGGCAAGGAGCCACACCATGACCACACAATCAATCTATGACCGCCACAAGACTAAGTGGTCATCACTTGAATCGCAAGGTTATGTAAACCTTGCGCGCATGGCCAAGACTTTTACATTCAACCCAGAAATGGATCTTGCCCTCGGATACGCCAATGCCACTTCAAAGTGGAATAGCCGCGCGAATAGCAGGCCAAGCCGTCAAGCAGAATCCCGCGCAAAGGCATGGCTTTTGTCTAACAAACCCATCAGCAAACAAGAACAGACCGCACCCGCAGCGCATGATGGTTCAGTTATGTTCCTGTGTGTTGCAAGCCCTGAATCTTCGGCAAAGGTGCAGAAGGTTTTGAGCCTGATGGGCTGTGAATTTGTCGATATTTAATCACACCGAACGCGCCTGCACTGCCCACCACCAACCACACCGGAGCCAACCAAATGAAAACCATCACACCCACACCGACGCCGACCACGTTTTTCCTGCCCGCCGATGACCTGCGCGCGGCGTTCCATTGCATCAGCACCGAAGAAACCCGCTACTACCTCGTTGGGGTGTTTGTCGAAGCTGACAGGCTTATCGCGCTGGACGGCCACCAGATGCTGACGATTGAATTGCCGGACGGCTGCCACGTCGGCGCGGAATGTTTCACGCAAGGCATGGACGCGCCACGGATGCCTGGAGCAACAGGCACGCCTCAAGGCGCGGGGTTAATCCTGTCATGTGACGCAACCGACAAGGCGTTCAAAGCCAAGGCGTCTGGCGGCGAACTATGGGTCTACGGTGACACCACGACGGGTATCATGCAATTTGTGCTTAACCACGGCGAGGGTGGCGAAATGTCCCGCACCGGCGTGCTGGAATTCACGCGCATCGACGGCACGTATCCCGACTGGCGGCGCGTGGTGGCCAAAGGCGACGGGGGCGATACCAGTTTGTGCTTCGATCCTGCCGTGCTGGCGCGCCTCGTTAAAGCCGCAGACGTGATCGAAAAGGGCAAGGGCATCCGGCTGACCAGCGGCGCTACGCAGGGCGATCCGATTCGTGTGGATTTTGTGGCGTCTGCCCGCCTGCGCGGCACGCTTTACTCGATGCGGTGGACTGGGGTATGATTATGGATGACGAAAAGAAAAAAGCAGCCGTAGATTTTGGGCAAAAACGAGGGTGGAAATTGAGCAGCGCCCCGTTTAGTTTGAAAACACTTTCACGTAGAGGGGTATATGACCTGTATGGTTATCCTCAATTCGAAGCCAGTGTGATTGACCATCCTCAGTTTTACAGGGTTGAAAAAAAGGCGGCGGCAATCGTTTCGCACACATATCTAAAGTGTGACGAGCATGGGTTTACCGAAGCCCGAAAGATTGCAGAAAAATGGAACCTGCATTTCGAATGGTTTGGTCCTGATGAAAGCTGGTATTCGCCGGGCATAACTAGTCTGTTCATGTTTACCCCATTGATTGACCCAACAGAATGACCCTCAAAGACTGGCAAGCGCGGTGGGGCCACCACGTCCCCGCACAGGCGTTGACTGAGCTGACTGCGATGCTCAGCCCCGCCATACCATCGCCCTCCCCCACAGCCCACCATAGCGAGGCTGCATGTGCCGCACAGGTCCGCCTAGCAGCGGGACGGGCAGGCGTCCCGCTTTGGCGCAATAACAACGGCGGATGCACTGACCATACAGGCCGGTTGATTAGGTTCGGACTCGGCAACGAATCTCCCGCGCTCAATAAAGTCTGGAAGTCGTCCGATTTGATCGGGATTCTGCCGGTGGTGGTGCAGCCGTCACATGTTGGCAAAACTCTTGGGGTTTTTATAGCTGTCGAGACTAAGAAGTCCGGATGGCGTCTCACGCCTGGCGACAAGCGCGGCCAAGCGCAGGCCGCCTTTTTGAAGTCCGTGAAGGCGTTCGGCGGCGTTGCGGGGTTCTGTTGCACGGCTGACGATTTTGCAAAATTAATTGTTGACAGGTAGGTTAATAGCGGGTAATAGTGGTGTAAGGAAACGGGCAGACGCCCACAACAGGAGATACCAAGATGAGCATGCAGATTTTGAAATACAGAGTATACGCAAACGGCCAATTCTGGGGTGAGTTTGAAGGCACGAGCGAACAAGACGCAATGGAAGTTGCAGCCACAATTCACGGCACGCCATACATTGACGATGACGGCGACGAGTGCCCCGACACCACCGGCATGACCGCCGTTGAAATTGACGACTAACCCCAAGCCCCGGCCACGCGCCGGGGAACACCACACACCAACGGGAGACACTGACATGAACGTTTCAGACATCGACAATACCGCAGGCCGCTTCGGCATCAGCAACGACGAGGCAGAGCGTATTGCGAGCACAGTCAAATCCGAAGCTGACTTCATCTCAACGTGGGAAAGCACTGACTGGTGGACCGATGTAAATGCAGACGGTGAAGCATGAGCCTCGGTGACGACGTGCGCGCAATGCATCAGCACAAAAACAACGGCACGCTGCGCGAGTTCATGGCGGGGACGCTGACACTCGCTGAAATGAACCCACCATATCCATGGCCTCACGACCGCAGCGCCACAATGGACGCCGGGAAAACACCACTTATAACATGGCTCAGCGCCAGAGGAGACTAACATGACCGACCACCACCGCCCAAAGCATCCGATTGACGGGTACGATGAAATGCCAGACCTAGACCGCCGCGCCTCAGACGCGCACTACAAAAGCAGGCAGAGCAGCCCGTGGGGCTGGATATTTCTCGCAGCGTTCTTGGTCGCAGCAGCCCTGATCGCAGGCAAAGCGTTTGTCAGCATTCAGCACACGTTGGCAGGGTTGGGGGCATGAGAAACATGTACGACGCACAGAAAGACACGCAGCGCGCTATGGCCGCAGGCCGAGAAATCCTTGACGGGCGGCACCCGATTGATGACCGCGCGACCGTGCTGATTACACTAGATCACCTGATCGCCACGGTGCTGATTGCATCAATGGGTGGCGACGCAAAGAAGGCCGTTGGCATGTTGCACGAGGGCACAATCCCGAGCGTAGAAGAACGCATCGCGCTCTACGCTTCTAAGCCATGACAGTTTAACCTTCGCGTTTGCGGGCGGATCATATCCACACCCCTCACCGTTAAACACAAAAAAGCCCCGCACCGGGACCAACCGGGCGGGGCAGTGTTACAAGATAGCAAGTGGTCGGTAACGCTCGACTAGGCGACCCCCAATGCGGGGAATTAGGTTTCTGACATAACGCGCGGGTAATGTCAGAAAATCGCGATTTCTTTACATTACCGGGCTGCATTGCAAAGAAATCGCGGTTTTCTTTACGTCATAGCACCGGGCGGATCGACCTCATCACAAGCCGCACGAACCGATGCGACCGGAATACCGTGGTCGCGCAGAACATTCACCGCCTCGACCATCCTGCCATGCGTGGCGGCGTCACACTCAGCCTCAGTCGCGTATCGCTCGACACTCACGGCAATCGCGCAGTCGCCCGACATAGAGCAGAGCGTGAAGAATATCGCCCACATCACTGCACCCCGAAAACAGCGTCAAACGTGGCAATCAGCGCGCGCCCGGTCGTGAGACTGCGCGGGCCACCGTCCTCGGCCAGAGCGGCGGCATGGGCGGTCATACGCGGCCCCAGCACGTCGCGGGCTGCATCATTGCTCGCCACGGTCTCGCAGCCACTCACGATCAGCGCTAGGGTCGCCATCGCCAATATCCGCTTCGTCTGCTCGCTTACGTGTTTCACGATATTCCTCCATTCGTTTTGCGTTTTGACGAGCGCGCTCGGATCGGCCCCCGCCCGTCCAGATTGTCAGCACTGCCAACGCGGCCAGCCCGAGATAGGCGAGGCCGCGACCGAACCGGGATGTGAGGAATGCGGTAATCATTCCGGCTGCGCCACAAGTCGCCCAAGGATGCCGAGAACGGCAATGGTTATTGCGCCCACCGCCAACCACTCAGGAGGCACAGCGGCCCGCATGTCGTCCGGCACGGCCAGCCAAGCGCCGGGAACAATACCGCTCAGAAACATCGCCTGAACCGAGAACCATCGCCACGCTTTCTTTGCGTCTGGAATGAGTTTCATGTCTTGCCCCCGAACATCTTGGCGAAGAATGCGAACAACAAAGAGCCTTGCGGGCCATGCGACAAGGAAGGTTTGCCCGTCAATTCTGTCATCAACACTTCCGGCGCGAACCGCCCAGATGCAGCCCGCAGAGGGAACGCAACGTCGCCCTTGCCGATCCATTTCACAGGTGTTTTGGTCTTGCGCGCGTCCACATGGCAGAACCCCCGGCGGGCGTACTCACCGATGCCTTTGAAGCCAACTTCGCGCGCCGCCGCCATGTAGACTTGAGGGTCGTGGTTATCCATCCGGCAGTCGAACGCGATGCCGTCCATGTGCTTGGACCGCGTGGCACCGCCTACGCTGCGGTTGTGTTCAGGGCTGCGGTAGGCGCTGTTGAGGATCATCGGCTTGCCCAGATTGGTCCGCAGGGCTTGCAGCATGTCCATTGCGCGCTCGTCCACCATCAACTTGCCCGTGCCGCGACACGCAATTTCTGCGGGCGAAAACGAGGGCCAGCGCCAAGCGTTCTCGGGAACGTCGCGCCAGTGGTTGTAAAGTGTCTTTGTCATGGTCTCAGCCTTTCTCTTGCCCGCGCTGTACTAGCGCTCTCACGTCAGATTGGATTGATTGCATCAACTCAAAGATGCGGGCGAAATCGCGCTGCACGGTTTTATTGTCGTCGTGCCTTTGCCTTTCAGATCGGGCTTCCGATTCTTTCGCCTGCTCTTTGCGCTCCACCCGTTCCTCCGCAATGTCCTGGGCGTTTTGACGCCCTCGAAACTCCGCACGGACAAATGTAGCAAGGACTGCACCGCCCCCGAGAACATATGGGGTCACAAGTTTTAGGGCGTCGAAAGTCTCGGCCATTTGTCAGTCTACCTTTTTATCAACGAGAACTACAAGAACCACGGCTGAGGGCAGGTGCACACCCGCCGGTTGCACGGCCAAGCGATAGACCCATCATGCCTTGATCTCCGTGATTGTTAGGGTGGCTGCCATAACGCCGCCAAATAAACGCGTGGAGGCGTTCCCGTTGATGTAAAGCGTGGTACTCGTAAACGGGCCGACCCTTATCTTGAATGTTGTTTCGCTGGTCGTTCCCGCCGCCATTTCGTGAAATAGCGCGAACTCTCGAATAACTCCGTTCTCCGGGTGGTAGTCTTGGTCAAACTTCAAAGCCCCAGCCGTCGAGTCTTGAAACAAGCCCAAACCCACTCGGCCAGTGCTGCTGGCCGAGTGAAACACTCTTGCCTCAATCCGCAGTCGGTTCCCCGTGGCCTTGGGGGTAATTGCTGCGGTTAAAACCTCGAAGCCCTGGGTATTCAGGGGGATCGTGTCGTTTAACAGGAATTGTGTGGCTCCAGAGGAATAGCCCTTCTCCTCTGCATAAACCCGCTGCACGACGCCGTGGGCCGCAATGGCCGCTGCGCCAATGTCGCGCCGCAACGCGCCGTCGGGTGTGACGGTTAGGTCAGCGTCTGCACTGTCTTCGGCAACGCCGAGCGTGGTCCGCTGCGCCGCTGCGTTCGCATCATCCAGTAATGCCCAGCCCGCCGCCGTCACGTCCGCAAACTCAACGTCGTCAGCCGCTGCGTTTACCCGCACCGCGTCCAAAGCCCGCCCAGTCAACGACGGCAGGTTTGCGGCCACCAATGCCGCCGCCGTATCGCTGGCAAACGTCCCGAACGCCACAAGGTCCGGCGCAAATTGCAGCGCCTGCCAGTCGAGAAACGCATCAACATTGGTGTCAAATGCCGTTTGAGCCTGCCCTTTGTCCGGGATGGTTCCGACAAATTGTCTGATAACTGGTGCGGTCATTAGAGAGTCTCCACCTCAAGTTGAACTTTTGTTATTCCGCGAACGTCACTGACCGTCTGGCACGAACTGACAAAACCATACGCTACTAATTCAGGGTTGTCATCAGGTCCGGCAAAGACCGCCGCCACCCCGTCAAGGTCATCAATGGTGCGCCAGAACGCATCGGCGCGGTAGTCGTTCAGATGCACTCTATAACCGACGCGTGAAGCTGGTGTCCGGCGCAAGAGGGACGTAAGCGTGCCCTCGGTTTTCTTCACCGATCGACTGCGAAGGCCGCGCGTGGATTGCGTCTCTACGGTCCCATATTGATCAGCAAGGCCCATGGCGATTGTGCCGACTGCTGCCGTGTTTCCGGTGTTTGTGATTGTCACCACCACCGTTGCGCCGATAGGAATGTTCAGGTCAAACGTCACATGTGACCGCTCAAGCGATTGCTGCGCAAAAAACCAGCGCCAGAACGATCCGAGGTAGGGCGTCGCGTCCTGTAAATTATACGTCACGTCCGCCACATCGCCGGTCGTGTCCAGCGTGCCGACGATTGTGATCTGAGTGGCACGCAGCCCAAAGAACGCCACAGCTGACAGCCGTGGCAGTCCGGTCAGCGTATATGTGATACTGCCCGCGCGGCTCGTAATGGTATCGATCACGCGATACTGGTCAGCCCCGAATTGCAGATCGAAGGCGGCGTAACGATTGGCCGGTCCAGCGTCAAACCATTCTGTGCTGGCGGCAAGCCCAGGCTCTTGCGTGGTGCTGGCCGCTGATACCTCGAACAACCGCTCATCAACCCGCCGCACGTCGCCAAGCGTATAGGTGCCCGCCGTCCATGCCGTTTCCAGAACGACATTCGTGCTGTCGATATTGGTCTCGGTTATGGCAAATGGTTCAATGATCCGCAGCGTCATAAGGTTTGCTCCACTGTAAATGCAAGCGTGTCATCCGCCGCGTCTGCCCCGCGCCCGGTGTTGCCTGCCGTAATCTCAGACGTGGACACAAGCCGTTCCATACTTACATTAAGCGCCCGCAACTCTGCACGCAACTCTGCGTCCGATTGCTGAGGCGTGAACAATTGGTTGTTGGTGGACCGCGACAAGGCGCGCGTATAATCCTGACCCGTTGTAAACAGGTCTTCATTCACCAAAGACCTCAAGCTGTCGCCCAACGCGTCTGCCCCTGCTGTAATCTCGGCAAAGGCCGGTGACAGCTGCATCAGGGACGCGACCAGCCCACTATCGCCCAAGGCGTCGGCTTCATCCACCAGCGCCCGGAATGCGGCCCGTGTGGACGGCAACGCGTCGATGCCGAGCGCCAGCATTTCAATGGAAAGCAACTCGGTGGCGCGCGCAAGGCGTTCCGCGTCGGTAAAGAAATTCTGATAATACGACCCGGCGACATTAACGAAAGCGTCAAGCGATCCGAACAGGTCTACAAAAGACGCCGCCGCTGCACCGCCTGCGAGCGACACGTCATAGGTGCGCAGTTGGAACGCGTCCATGAAACCATTAACAGTGGCAAGGCTTTGCGCCAGACGCTCTAGCGTTGCCGCCGCGCCTTCCCCGTCGCGCGCAAAAGCATCAAGCCCGCTTACCATTCCGGCCATAGCGTCAGCCATGCCCATCAGGGCGTCCTGGATTGCTTCGTTTGCGGCTTCCTCGCTCAAGCCTTTGGTGCTGATTCGCATCCTGTGGCTAAAGTCTTCAAAGGTATCGCCCGCCAGCCCTAGAGCGTCGGCAGATGCCACGACACTGCCCTGCAATGTCCCAACAATGTCTGTAATCGCGTCAGTGGTAGCTTGGCCCGCCGCGCCTATCGTAGTGCTAACGCTTTTAAATAGGCCAAAGAATCTGCTTTTCTCAACCGTTCTAAATGACTGGACAAGCGTATCCACGCCAGTGACCGTGGCGATTATGCCCGCGTCAAGCTCTTTTGTTTTGGTGCGGAAAAAGCTGAATATGCCCGCAACGGCAAGCAATGGTAGGGCGATAGCCCCCGCAGCCATTGCAAACCCACCAGGGCTTGCTGTTGCGCCGCCTAGTGCCGAACCGATAGCGCCAATACCGCCGGACAGCCCACCAGATGCCAGACCGCCTAGCACGTTGCCAACGCCGCCTAGGAAGCCCGCGCCGCCCGCTAGCCCTGCCATGCCCTTGCCTGTGCCAAAGCTGCCCATAAGGCCGCTCAACATGCCACCGCTAGCGCCGCCGCCGCCAGCCGCGCCTGCCACGGCTTGCCCCACGCCGCCGCCAGCCGTGCCGATAGACAGCATGATCCGATTGCGAACCGCCATGCTAATCATCTGCGCCAACATGGATTTGAAGCTGTCCAAGATGCTGGCCACGAACCCCTTGAAGTCGGTAAACCCGCGCATGACAAAATCACCGAATGCGTCCGACACGCTGTCGATCCCGCGCAACAGTGACCCGCCCAACTCACGGCCCATTTCTACGGCGGATTTCGTGCCGCCGCGTAGCGCGTAATCTAGGCCCTCGGACACGGTTGTCAGATTGTCCAGCTCGTCTGCAGCCGCGCCTGCGCTCCCCCCGCCGGACGATCCGCCACCGCCAAGGTCCACAAGCTCTGCATTCAAACCCGCATTGGCTGTTGCAAGGTCGTCTACAGTTTTGATTTGCGCGTCGAACCGCTGCTGGATTTTGATCAGGTCTTGTAGTGTTGCTCCCTGCACTTCCGCTTGATCAAGTGCAGTATCGCGCGCAGCCTTTAGTGCAGCCGCTTGCGATGTCATGCCCAGATTTATTTGATAATTTAACGCCCTGTTTTGCTCAGTCAGCCCACTGACCATCCCTGTCGCTTGGTCCGCAAGAGCTCGCAAAGCCGTCGGGATCATGCCGAGGTTGGATAATAATGTTGACGCTTGCACATTGGCGCCAGCCAGCGCACCAGCCAAGCCTCTAGCGGCACCGGCCCCTGCGTTGATCGCTGGGGGGATTTGGCCTGCGTTGTCTTTAATCACAACCATTCCGCCTGCAGCGTCTTCAATTGCAGCGTCAAGGCTCTCAAGCATTGACACCGCTGCAGCGTATTCGTCCGAAAGAGGGGCTGCAGTGTCGATCAGCGATTGCTGCTCCTCCTTCATGCGGCCCAGAACGGCAAGCGCTTCTTGGATAGCGGGCAACGCTATGGATGGCGCAAGAACCCCGTCGATGTCAGGACCAGCGTCCAGCGACTTGACGCCAAGGATGACATCTTGAATAGACTTTTCCAAAGCGATGTATTCGCCGGACATCATCTGGATTTGAGCGGCGTCTGCACGCCTCGCTTCCATCGTAGTTAGTATCGCCTGCGTTTCCGTGCGCTTTGCTTCGGCGTGTGCCAGTGACATGCGCGTGCCCGGCGCGAGCGCGAGGGTTATCTCGCCAATCAGGCTAAGCTCGCCCTGCATGGACTGCACCAGCGCTTCTGTCGCTGCGTTCGTGACTGATTTGCTATTGCCCAGCCCGAATATTGCGCGCCTAGCGTCATCTGCGATGCCCACAAGAAAGCCGATGCCGTCAACAAGCTGCGAAACAGTCCTCAGGAAACCTGTAGCGAATTGAGTAGCCCCCCTCAAAACAGCGGTCAAACCAGCCTTACCCATTGCGATAATCAGGCCCTCGGCTGCGGACATAGCGCTTTGCATGTCGCCCTTGAGGTTGTCGCGCATTGTCGTTGCCATGCGCGCAGATTCGCCCTCCACATCAGAAAGGCTTTCCGTCAACTCGCGCAGGCTTCCGGCCTGAGAGGTCAGGGCCAAGATAGCAGGGCCACCCCGATCCCCGAAGATTGTCAAAGCATCGGCGGCGCTGATACCGGACGCGGCAAGCCGGTCAACAATTTCAACGATGCTGGTCGTGGCTGGGTTCACGTCCTCCAGCTTGACGCCAAGATCCGCAAGCGCAGCCGCAGCCGCGCCCGTGGGGTTTGCAAGAGACGAGAGAACACGACGAAGGCCCGTGCCCGCTGCGCTGCCCTGAATACCAGCATCAGATAGGACGCCAATCGCAGCCGCCGTATCGCTCATTTCAACGCCCATTGCCGAGGCAACCGGGCCAACAAACGCCATCGCGTTACCAAGCTGTGACACGCTTGTGTTCGCGCTGGTCGCTGCCGCTGCCAGAACGTCAGCAACGTCGCTCGCATCCGTCGCAGCAATGCCGAACGCGCTCATGATGTTTGACGCGGTGTCTGCGGCTTCAGCCAATCCCATCGAAGCGCTAGTTGCGAGGTCCAAAACCGCAGGCATTGCTGCGATACTTTCGGTGGCAGAAAAACCCGCCATGCCCAAGAACCGCAAGCCGCCCGCCGCCTGAGACGCGCTAAATTCGGTAGTCGATCCCATTTTCGCGGCGGTCGCTGTCAGCTTGACCATCTCTGTGGCCGTGGCGTTGGTGATCGCCTGCACCTGAGACATAGAAGATCCAAACTCAGCAAGCGTGCGAGTAGCCCCGGCTATCGCTGCAAAACCAGCTGCAGCGATAGCAAGACCTTTCCCCATGGCTGAAAAAGCGGAAGTCGCACGATTTGCAGACCTGCCGGCCTTATCACCAGAGCGCGCAAAGCGATCCAGATCACCGTTCGCTGTCTGCACTTGTCGGCTATCAACCCTGAGACCAACAGATGCCATATCATCCATGCGGATTACTCCCTAAACGGCTGCGGCGTGTTTTTGCCATTCGACTCGAACAATTCACTGGCGTAAACCCCGCTCATTTTTTGCAGCCATTGCGCTTCGTCGCCTTCAAACCTCAACCCCACATTTGCGGCCCACGCCTGAATTTCTAAATGGGACAGGGCCACCGACCCCATCCCGCCTTGCATCACAGGCCCTACATCCAGCAGCCATTCCGCAAGATAAGCACGAAATGGCAATTCGGGAAAGTCCGGTTCTTCATTGGCCCGCTCCAAAAAACTCCAACGCGTCTGCTTTATGTCCTTTGGCTGTGCGCATAACCAAGCGTGCTGTCGTGCCCAGAGACAAAGCGCCTCTAGGCTTGTGCGAAAAAATTGGCCCGGTCCCTCAAGAACTCCGTCACTTCGTCCAAGATTGACGGATATTTGCGATAGATCGCAAACGCCGCTTCTTCCGAAAACTCTACAGGCTTGCCGTCAAGGCTTAGGTTTTCCCAGCCGATTGTTGCATCGACAGCAGCTTGAACAATGCCCTCCTGACCTTCATCAATCACAGCGCCGATTTGCGCAGGGCTCATTTTGGCAAAGTCCATTTTGCCGCCGCGCCGCTTCAGGATGTCCGTTGCGCGCTTGCGGGCCTTGGCCTTGGAAGCTGATGCGTCCATGCCGATCAAATTGATGCGCATGGGCTTGGTCGGATTGGGCGCGCCGTCCTTGCCTGTGACGTATGCCGGTGCGTCTGTTAGAAGGTTCGTCAGGTGCAGCCATGCGCCTGCCTCTGCCGCTGATACTGAGTCGAAACAATCCATGGTTTATATCCTTCGGTTTGGGTTAAAGTCGGGGGATGCGGTAAACCACGCCCCACCCCCCTAGCCTGCGGGAGGTGCAGGATTACGACGCGGCGACTTCCACATCGGCGCGCGTGAACTCGATGTTGCAGCTTGCCATGTTAACCGACCCGACCGACTGGCCGCGCGGGAACGACATGACTTTGCCCATGATATAACGGACTGTGCCATCGCTGCGCGTCTCGCGGAAGCTGATCGCGTCCTTGGATGCCAGCGCGGCAAGCAAGATGATCTGGCCAGCGTCGGCGGAGTCATAACCGAGCGGAATGGTGATCGAACCATAGTTCAGTTCGCCGTGGAATTTGTTCACGATGCCGGTTTTGAGCGGGGTAAACGTGACCGCAGAATAGGCCGCGCCAAACTCGGGAACTTCGGATGCTTCGCCCACTTCGGCCCACGTCAGCGCGACGTATCCGGCTGCGTCAAAGGTTGCGGGGGTGGCCGCCGAGACGGACAAAAACCCGCCGATGCCTTCATTAAGTGCCATGATATTTTCCTTTCATGGGCGTGGATAGGCGGGATGCCTATTTCAGGACCGGGACAAGACCCGATATAAACTCGACCAGAACTTCGCCGTCCGCCTCAGTGGCGTCAGCCACCGTGCCGGAATATGTGACACCATTGGACATGGTAAACTGCATCACGTCGCCCTTCTCAGGCACATCGCCATTGTAGATCATGGCGGGTGTCGTGCCGGTCGGTGTTGGCATTGTGACGATGCGCGCGCCGGTTATAGGACCAGCCTTTGCGCGGGATGTTTTCTTGTCCATGGTCATGGTGTCCTTTGAAAGATTGCGCGGCAACGGATCGAGACGTTCTTGCGAAAGTATGTGCCGTCGGTTGAGCCCGGTTGTGGGTCGCCCATGTCCGTCACCTGAATTTGACCGTCTCCGGCGGATAGTATCAGGTCAATGGGAAATTGGTCAATGATGCGCTGCGCTTGGTCATCGGCTTCATCCTCGAATGTGCCCTCCTGCACAAAGACCGCCACAAACAGCCGAACAGTCATCAGGCTCGACTTTGACAAGCCGAACCGCTCCGGCGGGGTGTGTGTAAAGTACGCCAGCCAGAAAGGCGGCTCAGGCGTGACGTATTGCAGCGCGCCTGCGTCCCAGACACCAGGCGCGTTTTCACCCCACACGATAGGCGGCGCGGATGGCGTGGCGGCAAGGCGCGTGCGCAGGGATGTCTTGATCTGCTTATGGTTCATCCGACCCGCGCCTTTGCTTTGGCAATAGATGCCCGCACAATCGCGGGCCATTGATCGACGGCACCCTCGACGAAATGCGCGCCCACTTGGTTGTAGGTCCGGCCCAGCTTGTCATCACCCACAAAGCCGTTATTTACGCGCCTTGCATATTCTGCCGTCCATGTGAACGTTGCCAGATCGCCACCTTTCATTAACGGTGCAACCAGAATGTGTGACTTTTCACCTTCGCCAGACGCCCCGCCAGCGATTGACGATTGTAGGCTACCCCTTAGTTTGTTTGTGATGACAGGCATCCTACCGCCCTTTTCCCGTGAAACTTGTGCCACGGCGATTACAGACTGCGCCGCGTCTTTTAACACTGCGTCGGTCCGGCGTTGTTGCTTTTCGGTCCACTGGTCCAAAGTTGCAAAGGTATAGTTTACCACTATTCCAGCCTCGCAAAGAAGTCGATGCGAACATCAACGTAACAGCGACAATTTATGACTTCCTCAGCGGGTGCGCCGAGAGATGTGTCGCCCGGATACATCAACGAATATCCGCCCACAATAAACGGTTGCCCCTGTGGCACGGGGTCTTGCAGGTCCGCAGCCACATGTGTC